ACAGTCCGCAGCGTTTACACTTGGCTTCCCATTCCGGATTGCTCATTGCTGGCTCTACTGGTATTATCCGCGGCCACCTGGTCGATGCGCGCCTTAGCGTCGGCCATTTCCGCATTCTTGAACTCAATCAATCGAGTCGCCGCTTCGAGTTGCACTTTCAACAGGTCGATATCGGCCTTCATGGCCGCGATCCGTTCGTTACTCTCAATGGTAATCAGCTTAGCTGCCCTCTCAGCTTCGAGCGCCTGCACCTTCTGGCCAAGCGCCTGGGCCAATTGCTGCCACCTTTGCAGTTCAGCGGACATGGCTTGTGGGTCAGGCCCCTTACTTGGATCCGGAGATATAACCTCGATCATTTTGTCGCCATCCGGTCCCAGCGTCCGCATTTTAAGCACCAGCGCCAGTATCCTTGCGGCCCGCTCAGGCCCTATCACTTGCGCGATGGTCTGCAGATTGCTGATCATAGTCTCGCCTACGCTCTGCGCCTCTTCGCGCTGCGACTGATACGGCAGACCGGTGCTGATCGTAATCTCATGCTGATCCTCATCCGTAAGCCGATAGCGTGATTTCGGATCATCGTCGGTGTTTACCCGTTTGACGCTGAATGCACCGTCTATGGACCGCAGGCCGACCTCGACCTCTCCATTCTCCACGTTATCCAATAGATCGTTTACAACGCGGCCATCGTGCTGGATCATCAACTTGAGCATATCCATGTAGTGGTAGCTGCCCATGTCGTTCTGGGCCTTTAGGCGCTCCAAGGCAATCCCTGATTTGACATTTGTGTCATCGAGTCGCGTTACACCATAACTGCCGATTGCGGCCTGGATGGATCTTCGAGCAGCCTCTTTCCCAATTTCGACGGCTTGGATTGGCGGCTCCCACACGTCTCGCTGTGGTGGCGGCAATAGCGTTCCAGGCATGTCGGGATGCATTGCGTCGTATTCGATTACGCCCATAGGGGCGCGGTGGATATTCATCCACTGATTGCGATTGATATCGATCTGTCCTCGGATCGCCTTGTAAGGCGTCTTTGGAGTCATTGCCACCAGCTCAGCCTCGCTGCTGACGTAGTAATCGAACAGCATCTGTCCGTCGCGCCCTTTGCGCGTGTATGAATCCAGCACACGCTGCACTCGGTTGCCTTTCAGCTCAAATCGCTGTCGGCCAATCAGGGGAAATATTGGGATCCACTTGCCGAGCCATCGCTGCGGTTTTGTGAGTATTTCCGCACCATTGGTCAGCGCCATGTATATGCGAGGCTCCCAGGTGTCCCTGCTGTCGAGTATGTTCCACTGACTTCCATCTGCGAGGATGATCGCATTCCGCTCGATCTTGTAGCCTTCAAGAAATACCTTTTGCCCGCCTGGAATAGCAAATCCGGTTTTGAGCTGATCGCGGAACACTCTGAATGGCTGGCCCTGGAAATCAGGGGATTCCACCATCATCATCCGACGCATTACATTATCCCTATACCAATACTCGGCAATCTGGATCGTGCTGTCGTCAATCCATCCGCTCTCGATATACTCCTGGCCAAATTCGTGGATTTTTGCGTCGGGATATTGCCCCTCATACTGCGTGCGCTGTATGCGGGACAAGACAAAACAAAACCTCATATCCGACCAATCCGGCTGCATTGCATCTGGATCAATCATTACCGCGTGCGGGTTGGGGAATGCCCTGTATCGGATCACCTGCTGAAAGCTATCCCAGCTCTTATACTCGACCGTTATGCCGTAGAATCCGTATGAATGCTCTACCATGTGCTGGAAGGCATTCATACGCACCATGCTTGCCTTGCTCTCGTACTCGATTGCTCGGATGCGATCCTCGCGCAGTTTGGCCGTGTCCTCATTGGCCTGGCCGCCAGCGGCTTCGGCTTTTATGGCTATTGGATTGCTCTTAGCCTCGTTACACAGCGCATTGATGTACTGGCTGAGCTGATCCAGATGGATGCACGGACGTTCCATCCCAGGCTTGCTTCTGGCATCGATGTCGCTCTGCCTCCACGGACCGGTAATGGATAGCGCACGCTGATCAAGCTCTGCCTGTTTGCGGATCTCGATCCAGTCTGGATGATTCAGGGCATAGTTATAATCGCGCTGCATCCGAGTCAACAGAGCCTCGTCATTACCAGGCGGAGCTGATTCCGGATCCCAGGCTCCACCCTCTGCAGGGTACATTGTCGCTGTCATAGGTCAATTCCATGCCGACGTGTATATCATCGGCTCTTCGCGTGATGCTGGCTTGGTTGGATTGCGCATCCACATTGCGAGTGTCCGCAATGCGTCCGCAGGGTGACTTGCCAGGTCGTGCAGCGGTTCCCGCTGCTCTTTTCCGCTTTTGGGGATCTCTCCCCACTGATAACGCCTTAAGCCTGTAATGCCCCAGTAATCCCGCCATTGCTCCTGTTCATCGCCAGTGGCGTCAAGGAATCCGCATGGTGGGAATGTGCATTTATCGACATCGAACCAGAGCTGTCCAAAGATAGTGCGGACCGCATTGATGCCAATGTGCACCATGCTCTTACGTACAGCGGCTGCCTTGAATCCCTTGCTCCTGATTTGGCCGGCAATGCTGACGCCCGTACCCAACTCCGGTGTGTCGCCATCCCATGGAAGCACGCATGTGCCATATGTGTAGTGCCTCCGCTGCATCTCCTGCAGATAGAAATCGATCGGCTTGCGCGTGTTCGCGTAGTAATCGATGATACGCCACTGCACACCAACGATTTGCGCAAACCACATGCTCACCCGGTCACCGTAGCCCAGATCCCAGAATGTATGAACTGGGTGCTGCGCATCATACGGCACATCCGTGATGCGCCCCTCGGCCTCGGCCCTGCGGATCTCCTCCGCATATACGGCACCGGACACCGTGGCCCGCGGCTGCCCTTCCCAGATATTGAGATATCCGTCAGGATCGAGCTGCTTACAGTATTGCCGCTCCAGCTCCAACTCGGCCGGGAACCAGGGATTGTCACGATAACTCACGAATGCCCGCCTGGCGCCAGGTGGCGTTTTGCTCACGAACCGAACATAGGTGTTGTCGCTGCTGAAGTCTGGATTGAAGCTGACCCATATTTCAGAGCCTGCTTTGCGGATCGTGGGGATCAATTTATCCCACGATTCCTTGCTAACCTTATGCGCCTCCTCGACCCATACAATGTCCACATCTTCGAGTGACTTGATGTTATCGACGTTATTTCGGAGACCCGAAAAGATGAATACTGTGCCGTTGCTGCCGATGATTGTGGACTTGAGGACCTGATATCGTCCAACCAGGCCCAGCGCCCGTATCTGCGTCTCAAGCAGGTGATGCACGCTGTCTGCGATAGATTTCTGTGTTTCTCTCGCACACAGGATACGCAGTGGCTTTTCCGCGCCTTTGATCAGGAGCATCCGCGCGAATGCCCAGCTCTTAGCGCCTCCGCGGCCTCCATATCCGATCTTATATCGCGCTGGCGGATCGAGTAGATCGAGCAGCTTGCCAGGGAATTCTGCGTCTGCCCATCTCTCTGCTGCACCATCATCCTTCATTAGCCTTGATGAGCCTTATTTAGCCTTAATGAGCCTCAAATGAGCCTTGCGGATAAATCGCAGGCGTTACCCGAACGAGCCGGATCCCGGAGAGGATCCCGCTGCCATCAGGATTCTCCAGACTCTGCCGCGCCGGGGCATCCAACCCGAGTATCTTGCGCCGCGACTCTATGCAGCTTTGAATGATCTGCAGGAATCGCGGATCGCCAGCCAGGCGCTCGGTTTTGCGTGTGATCTCTTCCCCTGGCACCTCATCCACGCCCTCTGCCTTCGTCTCCCCTATTACCGTGGACTTTCGCGTCTCAATGACATACTTGCCGATGCTACGCTGCCAGGCCCGCCAGGCCTCGATCTCCACAACATCCAGCTTGGCTAACTCCCGCTGCTTATGGCTCTCGATGGCATCAGCGTATCGTGTGCGCCACTCCTCGCGGGCGATGCATATGTCCTTGTAGATCGTGCTGGCATTGAGTCCCAGCCTGCGCCCGATCTCTGCCATGGAGAGGCATTGCAGGTACATCTCGGATACCTGGGCCACCCTGGCCATTCGCTGCTCTTTTGATTTCGTTTTAGGCGCTGCCATTGCTCCACTATGCCGTTGCACTCACCTGGTGCATCCGGATGACCGTAATAACCTGCTGTTCTGTAGGGTGTTGTAATTGTCTGATGTGCCGACGCGCTGATACTACCTCTGCTGCTGGACCGCGCGTCCCTCTCACATGAGATCGCCCGTTTATTCCCGCCGGATATTTCTGATCTCGCCAGTATGCTGCATACCAATCGTCACAACTCATACAGTTATCCACTGAGTATGTGGGAATGACCATCGATCAACCGTGACGATTCTTTCCACCTTGCTCTCTTTGTTTTGCGCGGGCGATAACGCCTGCGCTAAAAACATGAGCCGACCGCTGGCCAACATCACGGCCTCGCCTCTCCGGATGAATCTCTCTGCCTGCTGCACACTGGTGCGCTGCGCCCCTCCTGGGGCTGGGTTTGCTATTTCAATTTGCATGGGTATTCTTTCAACCGGCTTTGCGGGAGTGTTTTTTGCGGGTTCCGCATCCCGCATCCATGATAGATCCCAGTGTATTGATTTTTTCTCGTCGCGCAATAGGGGCGCTGAACTGATCATGCGCGATCATGCTCCAAAGTCCCCAACATGCGCGATCGTACTACATTCGCCGCGAAGAAAACGCTCAAGCTCCTCGTGCCGGAATCTCACATCCTTGTGGGTCGCGCACATGTGTATATGCCCGATCCTTTTATTCCGGCACAGCCGCAGTAAGTCTCTGCGACTTATGCCGAGCCTTTTCGCTGCCTCGTCAATTCTGTACGTTGGCTTGTCGGTCATGGGAACCTCACAATCGGAGCGCCTGGGATGCTGATACGGTTTTTGCCGCGGCAGTCGGGGCAGACTTCAAACGGCAGGCCCTGGTTTACTTCGCGCTCTACCGTCCAGGGCAAGATTTTGTCTCCGTCGCGGCAGATAATTCCGGATTGGTCGCAGGTCTGACAGATGGGATCCGGAAGTTTTACCTGCTCCCACTGCCGGCCAGCGATGAATTTGCAAACATTCGGCACGAATTTTCCCTGATGCTCTTTCCAGGAATCGCTTTGTTTTAAAACATCCAAAGACGAAATAATTCTGGAGAAAAGATCCTTATCCGGGCATAGCTCCGCCAGGGCTCTTTCTATCTCGATTCGGTCCCCTCTTCGATGCGCAGGGTATGAGTCAAAAAGAATCATCGCCATCGAGTCAAGCGGCAGGTGTCCGTTGCCGTTTCCATTGCCGTTATTTTCGTAAGGGGATATAGGGGATTCTTGCCTCTTAGCTTCTTGCTTCTTGCTTCTTACGGCGTTACTTTCGCGTTTATCTCCCGTTACTTCTGCGTTACCGCGCCGCCTTGCCTTGAATCGCTCTTGCCGCAACCTATTCTCTCGCCTGTCTTTAGATTCCCTGTATATTCTTCGGCAGCGCACCGTTACTTTCGCGTTATTCTCACCGTTACTTTTTGTTACTTCTGCGTTACCGGTAACGGAAAAGTAACGCGCGCCCTCTGGGCAATCGCACACTTTTTCGGCCACCAATTCAGCCAAAACCTCGGCCGCTTCCGGGATAGTGCAGCGCATAACTTTTGCCCATCCTTCGAGCGTTAATGACCGCTCTCCCTCGTGTTCCCGGAGGTCTCCGATTATCCATACCCACCCCCCTCTGGCTTTCAGAGAAAGCACCCCGCAATCCCTGTCAAGATCCTCGAAAAACCACTTATCCCACGGCATACCTTTTGGCATTATTCGCACTCCGGAAATTCAGCTTGATTTGTCGCATCCACGAACTTTGTGATGTTTGCCAGAAATACGAGGTCGATATTTGCGGTCGGCCCATTGCGCTGCTTTGAAAGGATGAGCTGAGCCCGATTTATATCGGCAGGATTACCACTTCGGAGGTATTCCCTCCAGATAAACATGACTGTATCCGCGTCCTGTTCGATGCTGCCGGATTCCCGGAGATCGGCCAGACATGGCAACCGGTTCTTCTCTTTCTCGATTTCCCGGTTTAGCTGAGACAGGGCGATAATGGGCACGTTGAGATCCCGGGCCACATTCTTCAATCCGCGGGTGATCTCCGATAGTTCATTCGCCCTATTATCTGATCTCCGGCTTGTCCCGGACATGAGCTGTAAATAGTCCACTACGATCAGATCCAGCCCGCCCAGCATGACCGCAAGAGACTGTGATCGCGAGCGGAAATCCATGATGTTGAGACTGCCGGAATCGTCGATCTGAATATTTGTTGCTGCGATTCTGCCGGCTGCCTTTGCGAGCCTGCCCCAGTCCTGAGTGGTGAGATACCCGGATCCGGCGCGGTGGCTGTCCACCTCAGCCTCTGAGTACATCGCGCGCTTTATGACCTGGTTGCCTGACATCTCCAAAGTAAAATAACCGACACGCCAGGAATGCTTCAGGGCGCCATTCATGACGATGTTGGCGACGATACTGCTTTTGCCATGTGCGGGCCTCCCAGCGATGATTACGAGGTCGCCCGGGTGAAACCCTTGGGTGAGCTTATTGAGCGGCTTAAAACCGGTGTCGAGCCCGATCGTCTCCGCCTTGCGCTGTGCGATCTCCTCGATCTCCTTATAGGCTTCTGCCACCAGGTCGGCCACCTTCGCCCAACCTCGTTTCTTGCTGGCATCGGATATCTTGAGCAGGGCCATCTGAAGGCGGTCAATTATTTCCTTGTTCGATTCATCGTCCTGATATCCGCTTTCCATGGTCTGTGATGCGAGCTGAATTAGTGATCGGCGCACGGATGCGTCTTTGACTATCTTGGCGTAGTGCGGGATATTCATAGCCCTTGGAAGGCCGTCGGTCAGGTTTGCGAGATACCCAGCGCCGCCGCTTGCTTCGAGCTGCCCGCGCTTCTGAAGCTCGTTCTTGACGGTCACGAGGTCAATTCCGACGTCTCCCTGCTGCATGTCCACCAGGGCGGAGAAGATCTTTCTATTCGCTTCGAGATAGAAGTCTTCGGGTATCACGGATTCGGACGCCTGAAAAAGATAGGTCGGTTCGAGCAGGATGGCGCCGATGATCGCGCGCTCCGCTTCGAGATTATGCGGTAATGGTTTTTCGAGAGTGATAGATGATTGCATACTGAGCCTTCCGCTTGATGATCTGCTGTTTCTGAATGATGGCTGCGTTGATTTCTTCCTGAGTCCGGGCCTGTTCGATCTGCCGGGTGATGGCTTCTCCCTGGTGGTCGAGGTCGGACCAAAGGTCTTCGATTTTCATGGCTGCCTTCCCAAATGTACATTTCCTAACGTTAGTCTCCGGGCCCGTCCCACGACGCCGGCATATGCCGGTCTGGGTGGATGATTCGGGCCCACTTTTCGGGTTCGTCCTGGTCCATAACCTGGAGATTGTCTCCGGCCAAACACCAGCCGCTTTCATGGCCGTCAGGAGGAGAACCGGTTCCGTCTGGCAGCATCTCCCCACCAACCTCCCATGAGTCATACCCGACCACATAGGGCAGCCCATGAAAGAGCCCGAGAATCCAAGAGCCGTCCTTCGGTGCGGGCCCTTTAAGTTTATATCCACCGGCCCTCATTGTGTCGTTGATAAACCAGCGAGAAATCATCTCGTTTGATTCCATTACTTCCAGGAATTGCGCGTGGTTTCCGAGCTCCAAGTGATCGTTAGGCGCAGGGGTCGCGGTGCATGCCAGTTTGAAGCGCATTCCGTTGAACATCTCCAGGATCATGCGCTTGGTTGCGCCCGTGTATTGCTTCAAGATGCTGCTTTCATCCAGGACCACGCCGACGAAGTTCTTTGCCGTGAATTCCTTCAGCATGTCGTAATTAGTGATAACAACATCGCAGATAGAGGCGTCGGCCGCTGCTTGAGAGCGTACATATTCAATCGGAACGCCGATCTTTTTCCCCTCTCCGATCGTTTGATGGGCCACGGCGAGCGGGCATACGATAAGTACCCGGCCGTTAGCATGGGCCGCTACATGCTTTGCCCATTCCACCTGCTGGATAGTTTTGCCAAGGCCGGTATCCTCGAACAGTGCAGCCCGGCCGAGTCGCAACGCCCATTTGACAATCTCGCGCTGCCAGTCGAATAAGAATGGATTTATTGCCTCTACGTCCAAGTCAAATCCGACTGATTGAGGCTTCTGTATTTTATTAAATAGAAATTTTTTATATTCCTGCATTATATCTATTGCATCCTCCGTGTGTCTTGCGTGTGTTCAGGGAAATTTTACCAGCCGCCTCCCCCGCCTTCATTGCCCGTACCTCGATGACGTTCATATCCTCACCTCACCCCGAATCACGTTGTCTATATTCCTTAATTTTGCCTGCAACGCCTCTATGAGCGCGTCCCTGTCGGCAATCATTTTTGACTGGCGGTCGATAAACGACAGATGCGTATCTCTGACGCGCTCCATGATCTCAATCTTTTCCTGCAACCTTGCGATGCAGTAGTGTGGATTGGCGTCAGCATGATTGTGTCCACAGTTTGGGCATGTCATTTCTCCACCGCCTCGTATTTGCGGACGCGGTATTTTATGTCTCCAATCCATTTAGACTTACAATTCTTTGGCTTTCCGGCCAAAGCTTCTCTCTTTGTATGGTAAAAACCGTTGTAAGCCGGTAGGTACTTCCCATCAGCTCCACACCAACACTCAATCACCCACACATGGTTTTTCATTCCGGTATCTCCATCTGTTCGGGCATCGCTTCCCCGCTGTTTATCGCCTGCCTCAGCCTGTTTATCTGCCCGGTTTCGTACTCCACAACGTCCTTGATTTTCTTCTGCTCCTCACTGTGTTCCTTGCGGAGATTGAACAGCCTATCCTCCGCATCGGCCTTGAGGTTGAGATGGTCTAAAAGCTCATCCTTGAGCTGCGAGATTTCGGATTCGGTTAGTTTGCGCATATACTTATATCAACTCCTTCGTCTGCTCTCTTCACTCCGTGTATTGTGATAGGGCCGCGCAAATGTGTCATGTTGTCGTTTTGCAGAACTTCCGCCGCTACCATGCAATCAAGTAAAGTGGATAGCTTGTTATCAATGTCGCCACGGTTATCCTTGCAATAAAAGGTGATAATCATCGATGGATTTGATAGCGGTTTCCCCTTGTGCTGCGCCTTTAGTTGCCATGTAAGCGAGGCTATCTGCTCTGCTATCCCGTCTTGGTCGAAATAAATCCGTCCGTTCTTGGCGCGATGCCAACGGTTCTTCTTGGCTGGAACATTACCCTTAAGTGATATGAGCATGTTTACTCCGTATACCTTTCCTGATTTCAGCCGACAAGGCTCGGCGGCGTTTTTGGCCCGTCCACCGGAAAGCAACGCGCTTTGAGTTCAGATAGGTTTATCATTTGCACTCCTTTAACGCCTCCCTCGCTATCTCTCGCGCACAGTCATGCGGTGATCCGTCCTCGTCGTTCATAAGAATGTATCCGTTTGCGTTCTCCTTGATACACCGCCGGCAGATTTTCCCGTCACGGATGCGTTCGAGGAAACCGGTTAGGCGGGTGATTTCCTTTTTATGCTCAACGCAAACCCAGTCTTCATGCTTGCCACATTCAGCGGCCTTGCATCTTTCGTAATTTCCGCGCAATTCACAATGTGTGCATTGGTCCATAGTTACCGCCTACCAGAATTTTCCTATGAAGTGCACTGCTACATAAATAATTCCGGAAACAAACGCTAGCCACAGCAAAGAGATGAAAACAGTGAAGCAACCAAATGCCTTATTTCCCATAATTTCTCCTTGTTATCCCTTCGGCGGGGGAACCCTAACCCCCGCCCCGTGGGATGGTTTACGGTTAAACTTTGCCAAAGCTCTCAAGATGGGTGCATATGTCTTCGTATGCGTCCATTGTCACATCGGCGCTTGAGGAAAACCCAAGTCTTAGGATTTCCTGTTTGAATTGTTCGTCGTTCATTCCGGCATTACGGGCGATGGCATACATACGCTTGCGCTGCTTGTCGGATATCACGCGACCGGTGTGGGGTTGGGTAGGCACAGGCTCAGACATTGTATCCGAATAGTCTTCCGGTGGCGGCGGTTCAATGGTTTTGGAGTTTGATATCACTTCTGGTTTACCATTATCTTCTCCTTTGCTGTTAACTTCCGGGTTTCTCTCGCTGTTAAACGATACATACCGGAAATGTTTTTTGATGTCGTTTTCCGCTTCATC